GAGTTTAGATAAGGTGGGATACCTGTAAACAGGGCTTCTGTCTTAGTGCCTTGTTCAGCAAAGAAGTAAGTAAACCAATCTACAATCTCTGCGTTATCTAGTAGGGAGAAGTCCTCGTTATATACTTCACCATCTGTAGCATCAGTGGCTGTGATATTTACAGAGATACCGTCTAAGCCAAACAGTGAGACAGCGGTGACGTTAGTGGTTGCAGAGTTTAACTGATACTCAATAGTATTTAGGTTACTAACCTGATCTGCAATCTTTTGATCGAAGGCTTTCCAGCGATTAGTAGCACTAAGCTCTAGCCAGTTAGTACCATCATCTGTAGTAGGGTCATTGTTAAGGTTGCTACCTACAAGACTCTCATAAACCTTGTGTGTAGTACCTATGACAATTACCTTAGCACCATCTGCATAGGTAGTAGCAGAACTCCATTCACTATAGTCGTCTTCAGTGACGTTAGAGCTAGTAAGAACACTATTAGTAACTGTAACTGGCTTAATAATATCCATTATGTTCTCTCTGCAGGTAGTCCTTCAGTATCCCACTGACGGTACAGATCGTATGTACGCTTGGTATACTTATTATTGTTAATACCTAGTTGTCTCTGCTCACTACGAAGTTCAGCAATCTCTTGTCTCATACCCTTAACTGCTTCCACAAGGTCAGGGTTCTGTAGCATCTTACGAGTATCATTGTTACTCATAATACGTGATGGACCTGTCATCTCAAGTTCTGGACCACGTTCACCAACCATCCGAAGACCACCAGCGAAGTAACCACCAAGCGCAAACGCTTTAGCTCTTGTGGCATTATCCATGTTAACACCAAGGTTACCTGCGTTAGAGATAGCTTGTTGGATTTCTGCACCAGACTTACCTGAAGTCTTAACACCCAACTGGTTAGCTACTTCTAGAAGTTGTTCTGCACCTCTAATTTGTATTTTCTGGAACTTAGCTTGGTCAGATGCGCGTATAGCAACACCAGACTGCCCTAATTGCTCAAGTATCTTTTGACCTGCGGAGTTGGCTTGAATTACTCCAGCCATACCTTTGTCTGTACCTGTTCCCAGTTTTACATTTGCAGCAGCTTTAGCAGCCTGTTGTGCAGACATTGCAGCTTGAATAGCAACACCTAAATCAGCAATAGCTTGTTCAACAGACTTAACAGAGGTGTCTACCCCTCTCATAACATCAATCTGCTGTTGTGCTTTATCTAACTGAGCGTCTAGGGCATCTAACTGCTCTTGATGACGAGTTTCAGCAGCATCAGCTTGGTCTTGTAGTTCTAGAAGGGTCTGTTCGTCAGTACCTAACTGGTGTTTCGCTGTCTTCTCAAGGTCACGAACAAGGTTACTCTGATCAGCAAAGTCACGCTGATAGTCAACAAAGTTAGTATATAGGTCTTCAGAAGGATCAGAGATAGCTTTAAGAGCCTTGTCTAGCTTCTTCTGGTCAGTAATACGAGAAGCACCACGTAATCCTTGTAGATACTCTAGACCTGCTTCTCTGGTCATACCTATACGAGCAGATGTAGCACCCTCTAGTAGGCCAAGGACAGAGCGACTTACACTTACGTTCTCGTTAGCTTCATCTATCTTAAGCTGTATGTTCTCCATAAGATCGTTGAATGCACGAGTGATTACATCCTTACGAGCTTGGATAGAGCGTTGTACTGTAGCAAAGGCTACATCTACGGCTACTGCAGCTTGTTGTGCGGCAATTTGAGCATCTTCAACAGCATGGATTTGAGCTAGGATACCTTGGTTAAGTTCATGAGTACTTGCAATCTCACGTTCACGCTGACGAGCTAGTAAGGCAGTAGCGTCCCCTTGTAGCTGCAACAAACGAGTTTCTAGATCGTATCTCTGTTGAGCAACCTGAAGAAGCTCGTTCATAGTCGAGAAGTGACCAGAGAGTTCAGCAAAAGCATCCCCCATCTTAGTGATCTCTTCGTTGACCTTTCTTAGTTGCTCTTCTTCAGACAGCCCTTTTAGTGAGACTTTGAACTGGTAGGTAAAGTGTTCAAATGCTTCAGCACCGATCCCCAGAGTACCTGCAGCATCAACAATGCTCTCCTGCATCTTATTGATGGCACTAATGATGGGGTCTGCAACTTCTGCATCGGCGGCAGTAAAGGTGGTCTTTTTGCTACCCTTCAGTAAACCAAACAAACGACTACTTTGCGTAAGCTGGAAAGTCTCAATAGCTACATCAAAGCCTTTAACAGTAGCTCTTAGCCCACTGTCGAGTAGTTTGGTTTTCTTAGTCAACAGTCCTACAACAGCAGCTACAGCGATGATAGCAGGTAAGGCAGCACCTATAGAGGCCATAGTAGGATGTAGTGCCATTGCTGTAGCACCAGTAGTACTAGTGCCAAAACCTAAAGCAGTAGTAAAGCCAGCCCCCAGAGCAGAGCCATATCCCGCTAAGCTAGCTCCGATAGTTCCTGCAGCAAAACTACCCATCCCAGAACCTGCTATAGTGCTAGCAGCAGCATTACCTGCTCCCGCCATAAGACCAGTAGTAATAGGAATTAGGATACGGTTACGGACTGCCTGTGCAGCTAGGTCAGCTAGTAGCCTTACGAACATATCCTTGATAGAACCTACGAAGTCCTTGAAGTCTTTCAGGCCGCTAGCTACGAAGTCAGAGAATGCATCTGATATATCATCTACGAACCCAATAGCCTTCTCATACATTTCATTGGCTTCTTGTTGGGCAGCTATTTCTTCAGCGATAGCACGTAGCTTCTTCTCAGATAGCTTGATATCTGCGTCTTTGTTAGCTTGAACTAGGTCGTAGAAGATCTCTTCTTCTTTTAGGCGTTCTCCAGTGAGGCCAAGGAGTTTACGCTCTTGAGCAGTCTGTTCCTTAAGAGCCTTAATGGTGTCATTGATGTCTTTAAGAGTCTTAGAAGAGCCTTTGTCCCGCTTGTTCTTAAAGTCTTCCCAAGCTTTCTTAAGCTCATCTATTCTTTGTTGCTGAGTTGCAGCCGCAGCTTCTTCGCCTGGTATCTGGGAAATGTCTACTGTTGCAAAGGCTCTTCGAGCTGCTCTTAGTGCTGCCTCAAGCTCTTTTGCTTCTTTTGTTTGATCTTCTAGTAAGAACTTGTTTTCTAAGTGCTGACGTGTTGCAGATACTAATTCATCTACAATATCAGAGTTTGTACCTTTAAGCTTCTCAGCTTCTCTAACTTGAATTTCAGCAAGAGCTAGCTCATACATCCTAGCTCGTTCACTATCTTTACCATACTGAAGTTGTGCGTAAGAAAGTCTTTCTCTCGCTTGATCAACTGCAAGTGCTGCACGAGCTTGAGTATTTATTTTATTCTGACGATCTAATTCTTTTTGCCTCAGTTGCTCTTGTCTTTTTTCATAGCGAAGGTTTTCTTCATACAGATCAAGTTCGGCCTTAGCTCTTTCCTCAAGTTCTTTTTTAGCTGCCGCTGCTGCATCTGCTTGGTTTTGAAAACCTTTAGCTTGCAAGGCGGCACTAACTTTTAACCGAGCTAACCTTAGTTCAGATCGTTTTTCATCTTGAGCAGATTCAAAAGCTGCGTTCTCTTCTGCTAGCTTACGCTCTGCTTCCCCTCGATCAGCTAGGAGACCAAGACGATCTTGTTCCCTCTCCTTAGCTATCTTTTGCTCGTAAGCGGCGTTTTCTGCAAAAAGAGCACGTTCGGCTTCTGCCTGTCTCTCGAAAGAAGCTATTGCAGCTTGCTCGTCTAAGTCACGTAAGTATGAGACTTCCTCTGTACCATAACGAGGATCTCCTAAACCCCCAAAGGCATCTATATTTGCTCCACTTATTAAGCTAGTTCTGGCGGCTAAGAAATCTTGATAGCTTTGAGATGCATCTCCTGCAGCTTTTCTTGCCTCTTCCATTGCCTTTATGTCATCGTAGAGAACATCTTGGATGTCCTGCTCAGTCATGTCGTCGTTTTTAGAGGCCTCGAATAACTCACGAGCATCTTGATAGTTTTGTCTAGCTTCTTGGTACTTTAATTGAGCCGCAGCAAGGGCATCAAGGAAAGCCAACTCTGTTGTACTTACACCAAATCCTGCTGCCTTAGCTTGAGCTTGCATGGACTCAAGAGACTGACGAAGTTCGTCCACTTTCTCCTTAGCCCCATCGGCATCCTCAGCCATACGAAGTAGGCTACCAGAAACTGCAGTAAATATAGAGATACCTGCACCTATGATAGCACCAGTAGCTCCAAATACCCCTGCTAACTGAGAAGCCTGTTGCCCGAAAGCAACCATCGCATCAGTGCCAGACTGTACCTGAACAAAGAAGTCACCTACCTGATAACCAACTTGTTGAAGTTCAATGTTACCGAACTTACGGACACTCTGTCTGGCATTATAAACACCTAGATTAAACTTAGCAAACTGATTACCACCAGTAGCTATACCTTTCCTAAATTCATTATATTGTTTTGCTGTGGATGCCAGAGCGGTTTGCATCTCTTCTAAGGTAATTATACCACGTCTGTGAGCCTGTTGAATCTCTCTTTGGACTTGAGCATATTGCTGTTCCGCAGCCCTTGCAGGGGCATATGCCCTCGTAAGTCTGTCTGTCTCTTTTCTAAGTTCTTCAGCAGCTTTAGCTCGTTTTTTAGCTTGGTCTATGAGTGTTTTGTCAGTAAGGACACGTTCTTTAGCCTTTCTAATCTCCTCGTTGAGTGCTCTTGTAGCTTGATTAGAGCTGATTATCTCGTCTTTTACAGCCTTCCTTAGCTGCTTCTTTACTGACTCTACTCTGCGGGTCTCTTTTACAAGACGTGCGTTTGCAGCAGCAGTAGCTGAGAAGTCTTTAGCTAGTTTCCTACTAACATTACCTGTACGAAGCATTTGGTCGGCAGCTTGTTTTAACTGACGAGTGCCGTTAACTTCAATATCAAGTTTAATATCAGCCATGCTGCTTCCTTAGGTAAGCTGTATCCAGCTTCTTTATCGCCTCAATGTCTCGGGGAGATAGGTGCTCGTTGGTCAGGTCCATCCAAGCTTTTATTTCAGTATACGACAGTGGATTAGGTCCACTAAAACCTGCTGACCGCCCATCGCTTAAACTAACAAAAGCAGACCAGATATATTGCACCAACATGGGAAAAGGTTTAGTCTCTAATTCCTTTGGTGTTTTTCCAGTCTGCTCCTCAATTAGTTCTAAGTGGTCTTTTAGCGACACGCCATCTTTGTCTGTAGAGCTTAGAGTAAAGCTTTGCTCAGCAAACTCTAGCAGCTCCTCGATCAGGCTGTCGTAAAATCCAAGCTATCAGCGAAAGCCTCCTCGATCTGTTCACGAATCCAGAACACATCAGTGTAGACCTCTTTGACCTTGGCAGGGGTAGGCTTAGGCTGTTCACCACCGTAAGTGATGTTCCAGTCTGCAGTGACCTTAGCTAATAGCTCAATAGCGTCACGCTCAATGTCCTGCGCCGTGATCTGTGTCTTGGCTTTCTTTTGCATCATCTTGATGCGACGATCTTGTTGATCGTGTACCACCTTCTTGTACTCTTTTGAGTGTGAAGCATGTAGAGTGATAGTCATTTCTGAGCCATCATCATTGGTCAAATCTTCAAGAGTACTTGGGTGTTTCAATACGACTTCCACTGTGTCGGAAGTGGGTTTTAGATTCATAAGATCCATATCGAGTTTCCTTTTCGAGTTAACATCGGGTTAGTTAAATGAGGGGAGCAGCACCCGACAACCACTCCCCTCGCCCTAGCTAGGGATTACTTACGCACCTGACTTAAGAACTTTCAGGATTGTGTTTGTGTCTGTTGTAGAAGACGACAAGTCTGATGTGTCACGAAGAGCAACAAAAGACATGTTCACGATACGTGAAGTTGGTCCGTCTACACCCACATCCGCAGAGTTAACTTTGATACGTGGGAATAAGAATGTTAGTGTGTTTGAACCATCACCAACTGACACCTCTAGTGAAGACTCAGTCTCGTTCAAGAAGCGGTTAAGTAGTGTGTCATCCTCGAAGTATGCAGATACTGTACCTTCGATGTTGATCATGCCGAACTCTAGTGCAGACGCAGTACTTTCACCGATAACCAATGTTGGAGCAAAGTTGTTGGTGATAGTAAAGTCAACAGCAGTGATCAATGTCAAAGCTGAACCTAGAGAACCTACGTTACCTAGTTTGATGTCACCTGAGTAAGCGTCAAAAGGCGCGTTACCCGCGGAAGCATCTTGTGTCTTCTGTGTGCCAGATACTGACATGTCTTTACCCACAATACCAAAGGTTGTTGAAACCATCTGGTTTGGAGCCATAGAGACTGACATTGTGTTAACAGTACAGCCGCTGAACAAACGAGCTTGGTCGATGTCTGCAGCATAGTCTTCTAGTGAGAAGAACTGTGGTGTTGTACCTGCGATAGCTGCGTTAGCAACAGTTGTAGAACCGTCACCTGCAGTAAAGCCTGTGGCGAAATCATTGTCTGCCATTAGAGCAGCTTGCATAAGTGTGTCGAACTCAGCATGACGAAGGTCAGCTACGATGTCTCCACCTACAACGCGGTTACCGTGACGGTCAACTCGTGGCTGACGGTCTGATTGGATGTCTGTACCAGCAACACGGTCTTTCGATAGGTTTAGAGAGTGTGTGGTAAAAGGTAAGTTTTGGAAGTTCCCTGCTGGCGTTGTGCCAAATGTGCTTTCAGCTAGGAAAGACAGCGTGGAACGTGAACCCTGTGCGAAGGCCATTTATATTCTCCTAATTATAGATATACCAGCCAATGTTGACTGGAACGATGTACCAAGGGGCATCTAACAATCCTGCTGATCTTTCAGCGTAGTCTATAGATACCAAGATAGTTTCTGAGCCAGTGTTGTAGCTAACATCTGTAGCTGCTTCAAAGGCATCAATAACACTGTTAGCAAGGCTATCGGCAGTGTTAGGCCCAGTACCTTCTGCAGCGTGACAAAGAACCCTAAATAAGCCCTGATTTCTTTGTTGTGGGCTTGTTCCCATTACGGAAGGTCTACGGATTGTCGGGATAAAAACTGGTTGTAAAAAGCTAGTGCCAGTAGTTGGGCTATAGGCTACGTTTTCATAGGCTATATCAGCGATACCCTCATTAGATAGCTTAGTCTCTAAGGCACGTCTTATGTAGTGATAAATAGTGCTCATCTCAAGAAGTTCCGAAGCTGATCAAAGATACCAAATTTGTTTTCTACATATCTGGCGTGAGGGGCGTTGTTGACAATAGTTGCACCGTCTAATGGGTCTATGTTCTCTAGACCTGCTCTTAGACGTGTCTCCATTTCGTTAAGGACAGGGTCTGCAGCTTGTTGTCTTTGTTTTCTTCTAGAGGTCTCGCCGTGTCCAGAGGAGTCTCCTCTAATATTTAAGTGCATGGAGTTGGCATAGGCTCTAGTATCTACTGGAACATTGAAACTAAGATAGTCGATAGCTTCGTCCAATGCATCATATATACGTCTTCTTGCGGCATCTTCAAGTCTCTTAGACTTTTTTTCTATCTGCGCTTTACGAACTGTAACCTGCATTATTCCCTCACGTCACAGATATAGCAAATAGCCTGGCCAGCAGAATACATTGTAACTACGTTTGTGATATTTACTTTATCACCGTTACCTAAGATCTCATCTTCTGTATCAGGACTTACAGCTAACCCTAGAGCGGAAATTAAGCACTTACGCATACCACGTTCTACGTTAGCTAGATCAGATACACCTAGTTCATAGTTGTAGAAGTAAGCAGTCATACTGTAGTCGTCTGTAGAAGTGCCAGATACTCTACTAGTCGCAGGGTCGTAAGCACCATAGGTCTTCTTACGCAGTGTAAGAGTTTCCCCATGCTCCTCTACGAGTTTTAAGAGGTCGTATGCTCTGAAACCCATTAGTCATAATCCCGAATGTACTGACTGTCATTAGGTGGATTATCGAACTGCCCTTTAGAGAAAGCAGCAGAAGGACGATCAGTAAGAGCTTGAGCTGCATCAATAGCAGCACTTGAGATCCCACCTGCACGTAAGCTAGCAGAAGTCATTGAGTACTTCTGTCCTTGCTCACGGAGGTCTGCAGAAAGGGCCTTATACTGTTTAGCGAGATCGCTATAGTTAGATGACAAGGCCCCATCTAATTTTGTATCAACCCTACGAGCAAACTGTGCAGCGATAGTTCCTGCCGCCCAAGACCCAGCAAAGTAAACATTATTATTGGACTCCGATAGAGCGAAAGTGATCTCTTCGTTCTTAATAAGCTGGTCGTTAGTGTCAGTGTCTCCTATGAGAAGACGAACGACATTAAGTCGACCTGAAGCCGTTGTTTTGTCAAGATCAGTTTCGTCGTATGTCCAAGCCATTATTCAGCCTCTAAATGTCCGTAGTTCCTACGCCAAGAGCGTATCAAACCTGCTTGCTTATCTTTGACTTTAGATGAACGACATTTCTTCTTGTCGAACTCTACAGTGCTCGAGGTTTTAGCTTTGACCTTTTCGTTGATAGCTTTGACAAGGATGTGTAGCTGTTCTACGTTCATCTCGTCTAGACCATCTCCTACTGGGGGTCGTACCGCCTCTTCCATGTCTTCGTTATGGTGAAGGTAGTGCTCGTTATACAAGCGTTCGATATTGTTTAGGGGTAGACCCCGCTCCTTCCAAGGAACGAGATCACCTTTAGCATACCGTTTACCATTCATTAGCAACCCATTTGGGTGGCGCACGAAGATCGGCTTATCATACTGGAATGGTGGTCGGGTCATTCACCTACTCCTTATGACAAGATTGTGTTGAAGAATACACCTAGATCAGCACCTACAACCTTTTGGTCGTAAGCCATGTTTGCTTCTAGAAGTTCTGCAACACCTTCAACACGTAGGAAGTCACCAGTATATGAGCGAATGTCAATACCGTAACCAGATGCGTTATCTAGTTCGTTCCATGTGAAGTTGTAACCTGCTGATGGAACCATCAAGCCTGCTGATGTAGGAGCATAGTACAACGCAGCTTTCTTAGTTGCTACGAAGTCTAGAGCTTCTGTCAAACCTTCAGAAGCAGTGTTCTCAATCGCGTCAACGATGTAGTA